AAATACAAGACGGCAAGCGCTGGCAACATCGCTCTTGCTATGTCGTATGCCGAAACACTCGACAACATCAAGGCAACGAAAAAAGCAGTTGAGGAAGAAGCCGAGGCCCACAAGAAGCGGCTGGAAGTCTTCGCAGAAGGCGCGCGCGTAACCGAGTCAGTGCGCACGCCAGTGGAGGCGCTCAACGCAGAAATAGAGCACCTTCTCGAGTTGCTCGACGCCGAAGCGATCAGCATGGAGACGTTCGGCCGCGCTGCAAGCAAAGCAGGCGACGACATGCAGCGCCTCGAATCCAAGACCGAAGAAACAGCCGACACCCTCACCGAGTTCGCCCGCAGCGCGGCGCAAAATATGCAGACGGCTTTTGCTGATTTCCTCTTTGACCCGTTCTCAGACGGCACAGACTCCATGCTGAAGAAGTTTGGCGAGACCGTCAAACGGATGATCGCCGAGGCGGCATCAGCCGAAATCATGAAACGCCTTTTCGGCGACTTCGGCAGCAAGGGCGGTGGCGGCGGACAGATCGGCGGATGGGTCGGCTCAATCCTGAGCAGCCTGCCGTCGTTCGACGTCGGCACGCCATACGTTCCGCGCGACATGGTGGCAAAGGTGCATCAGGGCGAGCGCATTGTCCCGGCTGCACAGAACCGAGCAGGAGGCGGGCAGAGCATCAGCGTCGTCATTAACATGGCCGGTGGATCAAGCGGAAGCGACCTTCGGCAATCTGCAGGCGACATCGCGCGCCGTATCGGACAGACCGTATCAGGAGCCGCCCGCTATGCCTGAGTTTTTGGAAGAGCGCCTTCCTGACGAAATCCGCATGGGCGCGCAGGTCCGCGACAGCTACGAGGTACAGATCACGCGCACCGCTGGCGGATCGGAACACCGCCGCCTTGTGCATCCGATCCCGCTGCGCCGCTTCGTGATCAACTTCACCGGGCTGCGCGACGAGACAATCAAGCGCGTGATGGACCTCTACAACCGCGCTCACGGCCGCTATGCCGGCTTCCGCGTCAATTGGCCAGACGACCGCACCACGGCAACCGATGGCCGCGGCGCTCCGACTGCGCTTGATCATGATCTGGCGCTCGTCAGCGCTGGCGTCTATCAGCTGCAGAAGGCTTACGGGCTTGGCGCAACGGCTGGAGCGTCTGGTTATCCTGTGCGCACCATCTTCAAGCCAGTTGCGGGGACTGTCCTTGTTTCGATCGGTGGAGTTGTCCCGACGCTCGGGCTGGCGTCTGACTCGACAACCGGGCGCGTCACCTTCGCCGCCAACAAAACCCGCGGCATCACCGCCATCACCAAAGCCGTGCAAGCGGTCATCTCGTGCGCTGGCCATACCTTCGTTGCAGGCGAATCGGTGCACATCTCAGGCGTTGTCGGCATGGTCGAAATAAACGGCCTGCGCGGCCTGATTGTCTCTGTCGTCGCTAACGTCTCTATCACGGTGGCAATCAACACGGCAGGATTCACTGCCTACACCAGCGGCGGCACAGCCAACACCAGGCCTCAGTCTGGCGAGGCGGTCAAAGGCGGCTGCGAATTCGATCTTCCTTGCCGGTTCGACTCCGACGTCGACGCCACGCTGCTAACCCGCTCAGTGCGCGAAATCGGATCAATGGAAGTGGTGGAGCTGCTCAACCCATGAAGGCGACAGTAGCCGCGCCTGAGACGCGCATCCTCTGCCTTCGTATCGAGCCGGTATCTGCTGGCCCGATCTACCTCACCGACTACCAGCGCGACCTAACAATCAGCGGGCACACGTACCTGTCGACAAGCGGCTACGAATTCACCGGCTATTCAGCGACGGCAGATTTTGCGCCAGCATCGCTCGACCTCGACGGAATCGCAGGCGCTGCCGGTATCACCCGTGCGGCGGTTGCAAGCGGGGTATTCGACGGGGCGCGCTGCTACATCTTCGCCACCTCCTGGGCGGCTCCGATCGAGGACGAGGAACCGATCACCGCCGGCGTATTCGGCAAGGCCACGCTGAAGGACGACCGCTATCAGATCGGCGGGGTAAGCTTGATTGACGCCTTGAATCAGGTGGTCGGCGATACCTACGGCGCGGCCTGCCCGAAGACATTCTGTGGCCAGGAGTACGGCGGATGCATGGCGGACCCTGTAGCCAACACCGTGACAGGCACCCTGACGCACGTCAGCAGCACAACGGTATTCAGAGACAGCACCAGGGCCGAAGCCGCCGACACGTTCGGCGCCGGAACGATTCAATTCACATCCGGAGCCAATGCTGGCCTGAAGCCGCTTGAGATCAAAGCGCACGCCGCTGACGGCACGATCACGACCTTTGACGGCGCCTATTACCTGCCATCGGTCGGCGACAGCTACACTATGCTGCGCGGCTGCCGGAAGCGCCTGAGCGATTGCCAGAACAGGGTCGGCGGATCGAACGTGGTCAACTTCGGCGGATTCCTTTGGATTCCGAACGGCTCGACGTATGCCCACGTCGGCAGAAGCGGCGCCGCATGACCGCAGACGACATCATCGCCGCGGCTCGAGAGTGCATCGGGACACAGTTTGCCCACCAGGGCCGCGTGGTCGGCGTCGGGCTCGATTGTGCTGGCGTTGCAGTCCATGCCGTGCGCGCTCTCGGGGTGGATGTGCTTGACGTGACCGGCTACGGGCGGACGCCGAACAAGGGCCGATTGACCGCAGCAATGGACGCGCAGCCCATGCTGGAGCGCGTGCCAGACATTGCCGACCGCGCGGCTGGCGACATCCTCCTGATGCGCTTCCTTGGCGAGCCTCAGCACGTCGGGATCTGCACCGGCGAAGGAATCATCCACGCATACGAGGCTGTCGGCATGTGCTGCGAGCATGACTTGTGCGCCAAGTGGGCGGCGCGCATCGTGCGCGTCTATCGGGTCAAGGGGCTGGCATGAGCACAGTAGGGCAAGCAGTCGGCGGGATTGTCGGCGGCGCTATAGGATTCTTCAATCCTGTCCTTGGCTGGCAAGTCGGCGCGCAGATTGGCATCATGCTCGGCGGGCTTCTCGACCCGCCAAAGGGGCCGACAGTCACCGGTCCGAGGCTTGGCGACCTGACCATCCAAACTTCCACTTATGGGGCTGTAATCCCCAGGGTGCACGGAACAGTAGCCCTCACTGGCAATATCTTCTGGCTGGAGAACAACAGGATAAAAGAGACTGTTGTCAAGAAGAAGTCTGGGGGCAAGGGCGGTAGCAAAACTAAGACTAAGACCTATGTCAATTATGCAACGTTTGCCCTTGGACTGTGTAAGGGGCCGATTGTTGGCGTAAAGAGAATCTGGATCAAGGGCGAGCTGTTTTATGATGCTGGGGCCTCTGATGTAGGCACGATCATGGCGAGTAACTCGGCAGCTAATGGCTTCCAGGTCTATCTGGGCACTGACACTCAGATGCCGGATACCCGCATGCAGGCCACTTTAGGGGCTGCTAACACTCCCGCTTATCGAGGCTTGGCCTACATCGTGTTCTATGACCTGCCTCTGGCTAAGTACGGAGAGAGCCTTGTTGGGGCTCAGGTCAAAGTAGAGGTCATGGAACTTGGCAGTGTTCAGGATTATCCATACACTCAGTTCAGTGTCCCCAGCAGCAAGGTATGGGGGAAACCTGTATGGGACGGAATGGTGTACTGCTCGGTTGAGAAGTATAGTACAGCTATCATTGTCTCATCTGATGGCTTAAATTGGGTTGAGTCTACACCTCCAAGTGGCGGTGGCTCCAATTTTGGCGTAGTTACAGACGGTTTTGGTACGCTTCTAATCTATGGTATCAATGCGGTCAGACGATCAACTGACCATGGCAGGACTTGGACAGTTGATCCAGCACCTTATTGGGCAGGTTGGACTACTGATATAGTGTGGAACGGAGAGTATTTCTTAGCAATTACTGATGGCGGCCCATTCGCTACGTCTAAGACCGGACTTGGGTGGACTGTTCAGGACCACCCAGGTATAGGTGGAAACTGGGCTGCCCTCGTGTGGAACGGGTCGGCTTTTTTTGTAAGGGGGCCAGGGGCAACTGGTATCTACACTTCAAAGACTGGTTACTCTGGTAGTTGGACAGCCGCATATCCAATGACTGGTGATAATAATAACTACAGTGCTGGCTGCTCTAAAAACGGCTACATAGTCTATAGAGGTGTTGGAACAGTAAACGGCATTTACCAGAATTTGACTGCCCACTCCGCAGACAATGGGGTAACTTGGACTAGATACCCAGCCCCAACTAATTTTAACTCTATTGTCTCTGATGGTTATATTTTCTTTGCTACCGACAACGGTAACTACTACACCTCAACAGACGCGATAACATGGGTTCAAAGAAACTTCCCTGGCTCGTTCGGAAGTTGGGTTGCTTGCTCAGCTAACAGTGTTTTCGTCTGCACAGCCAGTGCGAATATCGGGGCACTCGTTTACTCTAAGTTAGTACAGGCGTCAGTCAAATCGCTCGGTGCTCTGGTAAATCAAGAGTGCCTTCAGTCTGGTCTTCTCGGTTCCGACATAGACACAACTGCGTTGACCAGTCAGGTCCGTGGGTACACAGTGGCGAGTCTCGGGAGCATCCGTGCAGCTTTGGCACAGCCACAAGCAGCATGGCCCTTTGATGTCGTGCAGCGAGGGTACAAGGTGGTCTTCGTTCCGCGCGGCGGGGCCTCGGTAGTGACCATAGACCAGGATGACCTCGATGCCCGAAGCCATGGGACAGCCCCAGGTGTCCAAGTCACGTCTAGCCGTGAGATGGATTCACAGCTTCCGCGTAGACTCGTTATCAAGTACATGGACTATGACCGGGAGTTCGATGTAAGTGAGCAGTACGCCGAAAGGCTGAATACCGACAGTGTCAATGAGGAGACCCAGGAGCTAGCCCTTGTCCTGACCTCTGCCGAAGCTGCGGGAAAAGCGGAGGTTCTGCTCTACCTCAGATGGCTCGAACGGTACGACCTGTCATTCAACCTCCCCGCTACCTTCAACCATCTTGAGCCAGCGGACCCGGTCACACTTGAGACCCCGGAAGGTAACGTGCTGCTGAGGCTGACTGCTGTCAATTACACCAGCGATGGTAGGCTGGAGTGCAAAGCCAAGTACGCCAGCCAGACCGTCTATACCCCAGTGGCGCTCGGGGTGGCTTCGGCAGTCACCGGCCCGGCCACGATGTCGTCCAACGGGCTCAGCACCTACGCCCTACTCGATGTACCCTACCTGCATGCTGCACAGGCCGACCCTGGCTTCCTGGCTGCCATGTATGGGGGTACAGGCTGGCCAGGTGGAGTACTGGTCCGCACCGATGACGGGGGTACAACCTGGAACGACCTGCAGGGATTCGACTCGCCAGGCGGTGATGTTGGGGCCGCGACCAACACGATAGGTGTTGTTGATTACACGACGTGGGACAAGGCCAGCTCACTCAGTGTGGTCATGAGCAACGGCACTCTGTCGAGCGTGACTGAACTAGCAGTGCTCAATGGAGAGAACTATTTCGCATACGGCGATCATGGCAGGTGGGAGATCATAGGTGTTCAGAACTGTACGCTGGTAAGCGGTGCATCCTACACCTTGTATGACATGCTTCGTGGCAGAGCAGGTACGGAGTGGACCATGGGCCTACACCAGATCGGGGATAGGTTGGTATCGCTGAATACCACCGATGTCACGGCCATTGGTATGGCAGTTGCCACAATAGGTATAAGTAGGGAGTATCGGGGTATAACCTATGGCAATGATATTGACACTGATAAGGACCTGTCTTTCACCTACGCTGGCGTCAATCTTGAGTGCCTAAGCCCCGTCCACCTCAAAGCCTCAAAAGTCATAGCTTCAAATGACTGGAACATGGAGTGGGTCAGGCGCAGCCGTACTGATGGGGAGTGGCGAGACAAGGTAGATGCTGGCCTTGGTGAGACTACAGAAGCCTACGAGGTTTACATCTACACCAATAACACATTCACCACCATAAAACGGACCATAAGTTCGGTAACACAGTCCTGCACTTACACCTCTGCTCAACAGGTCGCTGACTTCACGGTAAATCAAGCCACCATTTACTGGAAAGTAGCGCAACTCTCATCCGTAGTTGGGCCTGGCTATCTGTCCGTGGCCACCACTAGCACATAAGAAAGATAATATGGCATCTAGCACATCAAACCTGGACCTTTTGGTTCAGTCACAAGCCTCTAAGGAGGTTACAGCGAATGAGTTGTGGAACTCCATGTCAGTCGGAGCGCTGTTTGGTCGAAGGTCGAGCAGTAACCTGCTCGTGTGGAATTACTACGGTGGCCCGATGCGGATTGATGGTACCCTGACCGTCATCGCCAACGGCACGGTGGCCGGTGGCTTGACCGCCAGCACCACAAACTACATCGAGGCCACAAGGGCCGGTGTTGTCTCAAAGAACACGACGGCTTTCACGCCCGGCTCCATACCGCTGTACACCGCCGTGACCAATGCCACCGCCGTCACCAGCTACACCGACTACCGGGCGTGGGCGCAACCCTTGCACGTGACCAGCAAGATCAGCGTCGCGGTCACAGCCGCTGACGTGACCCTGACTGCTGCCCAGGCTGCGTGCCGGTACCTGACAACGACTGGGGTGCTGACCGGGAACAGGGCCGTGATCGTGCCAAACGACTGGGAGGGTATCGTCTACTGCAACAACACCGGCGCATTCACCACGACCTTCAAGACCTCGGCCGGCGCTGGCGTCGTCGTCGCTCAGACCAAGCGAGCGCAGCTGATCGCCGATGGCACGGACGTCGTTAGGGTCACTGCGGACGCCTGATGGACGTGACAACTCCGACCACTCTGGAAATCGAGCTGATACGCCTGGCCGCGCCGATCGCCTCGTCTATTCTCGCGATTGGCTCTGGGCTCGCCATTGCTGCAATCAAATGGTATTGGGGCAGCGTCGTCAAAAGGATGGACTCGATAGCATCGGCTGTGTCCGCCGTCGACGCGAGGCTCGGGACCATCGAACACGAGATGCGCCAGCAGATCGCCGAAATCCGCGGCCAGACGCAACACCGGGATGACGTGATGGCCGGCAACATCGCCGCACGTCTTGAGCGAATGGAAGGAATCTGCGAGACTCAGCACGGCATTCAACCATTGCGCCGGCGCGAGGAAAGCAAAACATCAGCTAGCTGGCTGCAGTCGTCGGACATCACTGGCGGCACGAGAAAATGAGGCCATGCGCCACGCTCGCCGCTTGCTGAATTGCTGGCTCGTAGCGATGTGGTTTTGGTGCAGATCGTGGTGCGCGTACCCGGTCGCTATCAGGCGCAGCCATGCGTTCGCGCTCGTGCCGCACTTCATCGCCACCATGCCGAGCCGCTGGCGGCACTTCTTCGCGGTCGAGTACATCCCACCGAGGCGCAGACGATGGGCGCTTGACGACTTCGTGGTGCTGTTCCGCGGGCGCTACAGGGTCACGGAATACCGCGCAGAGCGCGTGCTGTGGTTTGAGGATCGCGCGGCCGCTGTGGCATGGATGGAGTGGGCGCGCAGGAAGTGAAAAGCCGCCCGGAGGCGGCTGCGTTCATTTATTTATGATCCCAATATGCCATCGGATCGCGCCATTGTGGGCGCTCAGCATCGAGCCATTCTTCTGCATTCTCTCGCAGCTTTTCAAGAAATTCCAAATTGCGCGAGCTTGATTCTCCGAAATACATCATGATTTTTTCGCAGTCATTAACCGCAACCATGTAACAACCGTCTTTTGATCTGAGAAGGTCAATTGTGTAGCGCGTCATCATGCTGATGTCTGCGCGCCTGTCATGGCTGGACGCCTTGTAAAAAACGCTCGCCCTTTTCCTGCCGCGCTCGTCAATCAGGTGTGAGTGCATAGCGTGTTCTGTGGCACGCTTTGTCCATCCGAAAGGAATCCGGCACTCGACGAACAGGTCGTCAGCATCAGATCCAAAGACGAAACCGATGGCGGACAGGCCTTCTCTTGTCGTTCCGTTTATCTCCTTTGGAAGAATGTCGGCGCTTATAAAATAGCGCTGTCCGTCTTCCTCTTGCCTCTCCAGTTCGCTCATTTGTCGACTTCCTGTTGGTCGATCTTCTTCCGCACCCAAGCCCCGCCGCCAAGCCTCTCCAGGGCCGCCCGCTGCCTGTCTGTGAGGCGCAAGCAGACAACCCGCATGACTTGCCCTGCTTCTTCCGGCTTGCGGCCCTGGCCCCTTCCGGGGCCGCCTCGTTTGGTTTGAGTCATGCCAAAACCCTTTGTGCGTACGGCCCGTTATTCGCTTGCATGGCAACCAGCAAATACACGGCTTCGCGGCACTCGTTGCTGTCTCTGAAGCGTTTTCCTACCTCTTGAATGCTCATTCCGCTGGTTTCTGAGTAGAGCTGGATTGCATTTGCTACTGCGTTCTTGAATCCTTCCATCTCGTTCTCCTCGTGTTGTTTGATCCAGTGACTCTATTGTATTACACAATCAAACAGGAGTCAACACTTATTTCAGCTTTCCTGACAAATCTTCAGCGCCAGACTCCGCAACATCCATTCGGCATCGACTTATGCCATGAGTCCGTGCGGAATCCATCTGTAACGCTTTGATTCGTATAGATCGCATAGGCCATTTCTTAACCCTTCTCGGCTATGCTGAAAACAGGCGCTAACAGTTGATGCATAACGCAAAAACGGCGCCTAACGTGGTCCGCATGGTGTGCACGGTGCATTGAAAAAAAGGTGTGTGGAATCATGCGGTTATGGG